CTAGCGTAAATAAATATCTAATGTAATATTCCCTAATTTATCTTTTTTATAATAAATAACTTGTATGATTTCCTTTAGGAAATTATTTTTTATTTTCGCGGATATAGAATCATCCTTTAACATTTCAATTGCTTGCGATAATGTTATCGTTTTATTTTTTAATTCCGAAGAAGATTTGTTTTCTTTTTTTGCATTCATAATTGCTTTTTCAAGTGTAGTTCGTTCATCTTCTAAAGCTTTCTTTCTTTTAGTAAAAATATCTATCGTATAAATTCCGCTTTCTAAATATCCGCAAATATCATTCATTTTCTTTTCGTTCAAGCTCAAACGTGATTCAAGTGATTCAATGATTTTAGAATTCGTATTCGATTGATTATCATCTGTATCTATTTGCACCTTGATATCGTCCAATTTGTTTTTTAATGCATCAATAATAGCATTGTTTAATTCAAAGTAGTTATGCGATACACATTCGCAACCTCTACCGATGCACGCCATTCTCTTGTATTTATCACCACCACGCTTTTTACTGCCGTAGTGTAGCGTTATAGCTTTGCCACAATATCCGCATTTAATCAAACTTGCATATGGATTTTGAAGAACACATGAATTAGGTTCACGTGTTCTTTTTTTTCGCTCATTTTGTGCCTTATCAAACAATTCTTGGGAAATAATAGGTTCATGCTTTCCATCCACTAATTCATATTCTTTTTTTGCTTTTCTTTTTTTGACAAGCTTTCCGTCTTGCATCACTTTAAATGTTTCATCCTCGTTAACTTTTATTTTTCCAACATAAACAGGATTTTTAATTATATCCGTAATTCTATTGTAATCAAACGATTTAGAATTGCGTGGCTTTGCGCCTAGCTTTTCTATTTCATTAACGATGTCAAATGTTCCAACACCTTGAGTGTAGCGTTCAAAAATCAATTTAACATATTGACTTTCATCGTTTGGTTTTAATGTCCAATCTTTTCCGATTTTGATTCTATCATAGCCATATGGTGCTACCGAACCGATGTAATTGCCACGTCGCTTAGATGCATCACGTCCACGTCGCAATATTTCTTTAGTGTAATCCAAATAATCACTACCTCTTGATAATTCCATTTCAAAGAATTTTCTATCGTATTTATCTGATAATGTATATGTTTTTTGAGGTGTGATAATCAACGTATTCGTGTATCTGAATGAATGCACGATTATACCACAATCTAGCATGTCACCACGCGTTAATCTTTGACAATCGATAACTAATACCCCTTTTATATTTTCGTCCTCTATACGTTTTAAAACGGCTTGTATCATAGGTCTATCGTCAATGGTTTCACCACTGACAACTTCCCTATAAATATCATCGCTAGGGATTTTATAGTGAAAATTATTTAATGCATAATCTTGTAATTGTATTTCATGCTTTTTTAAAACTTCCTCTACTGTTTCTGTTGGGTCGTCTTGTCTTGACTTCCTTAGATACATGATGTATTCACTCATGATTATTCACCTCTTTTTGAACACAAAAAATTAGCGTAATTCATCAATTCTCTATATTCACTATCCGTCAAGTGTAGTCTATCAATCTCCTTTAAAAAATATGTCGGCAAACAATATTCTTTGCTAATCCTACCGCATAACTCATCCTCGGTAATTCCAAAAAAATCAGACAATTTTTGCATAAATTCAAGTTTAACTAATCTTTCACCTTTTTCATATTTTGCGACCGCACTTTGAGAAAGTCCGAGTCCGTCGGCAAGTTCTTTTTGTGTCATATTATTTTGTTCTCTATACATTTTTATGCGTTCGCCAAATTCTTTTTTAGACATTTCCATATGTAATCACCTCATCAAAATTATACTATTAAAAAATACAAAAAGGAATAAAAAATAACAAAAAGGAATAAAAAAGTATTGACGATATGACAAAAAGGAATATAATTGTCATTGTGGTAGTACAAAATGGAATAAAGAAAGAGAGGAACGTAAATAAAAAATGTGTAAAGAGAATTTAGCAAAACCGATATACCCAAATTTAGAAGCCGAAATCGCAAGGCAAGGATATAACAAAACAAGCTTTTCGAAAGCAATTAATATGACACCTAATCAATTGTCAAACCGTTTGGACGGAGAAATAGATTTCAGATTAGAAGAAGTATTAGTGATATCGGATGTATTAAATAAAGATATCAGATACCTATTCGCACGAAATGCCTAGTCAAAAAAGTACTATCACAGTAAACATTAATGGAGTTTGTAAAAACCTAGAACAAGCTTTAATTAAATTTGCTTTACAAGCAGAAAAAGAAAAAGCCACTAAAAATAGTGGCAACGAAAAATCGCTCGCTAAATGATTTTTCAATCAAAGTATACAGGAGAAAAAAAGAAAATGGAAATGAAAATCACAAATGGATGTTACGAATACGTACATTTAAGCATCGAAACATACAACAAATTGAAGTATGACGAAATGCAAATGTTAAAAAAATTAGAATCAAGGCAAGACCATATCACAATGTTAGAAGATGAAATCACCGAGTTAACTTGTCAATTAGAAGTTTTCAAGGAAGAAATTCTAAACAAATATTTATTAGATTATCGTGTAAGAGATTACCAACTAGAAGATGTTACAGATATTGGTGAGTGGAACTATGGACTTGATAATTGTCAGTATTTGCTAAAAATTGGATTCACAATTCAAGAAATGAATGAATTTATTACAAAGAAATGGGAAGAATTTCATCCAATAAAAGAGGAAGAAGAAAATGAATGATTTAAAGCAATGGTATGAAGGCAATACCGACAACGAATCATTCAATCTAGATGAATACAATTTAGAAGAATGTGAATATCGCGAAGAAGATGAATCAATGAGATTACCTATCAAAGAATACGATAGGTTATTGAAAATTGAAAAGAAATATCACGAATTGCATAAAGCTTATGTTGAACTTTCTAAAAACATGAAAGGAACAATTAATCATGAATAAAAACAAACAACTATGGGCAATGGCAAAAGCCAATGAGATTATCAAAACAACGAATATCAAAGGAAGGGATTATGCCGAAGTCAACCAACGAATCAAAGCGTTTAGATTGGTACATCCAAGTGGATGTATTACAACAGAAATTGTCGAATTAAAAGATGGCATCGTAACAATGAAAGCAAGCGTATTTGATGAAGCAATGCGATTACTCGGAACAGGATACGCACAAGAAAAAGAGCAAAGCTCTTATATCAATAAAACAAGCTATATCGAGAATTGTGAAACAAGTGCAATTGGTAGAGCTTTAGGAATGTGCGGATATGGCGTTGATGTTTCAGTTGCTAGTGCCGAAGAAGTTCAGAACGCAATCAATATTCAAGAACAAGAAGGAAAAAAATTAAACGAATTGTCGATTAGCTACACTGAATTAAGGACAACTTTAAGCAATTTGGGTTGCGATTTTAGAAGCGATGAAACTAATAAATGGATTTGCGAAAAAGCAAAAATCAAAACACAGGAATTGCAAGTGCTAAATACTCAAGAATTAGAAAGACTATGCAAAGTTTACGAAGCTATGATTAACGCTAGAGTTAAGAAAGTTTAATTGTATATAAAAAATAGAAAGAAGGATAACATAATGAATTTATTTGAAATTAGCAAAGCGTATGAAGAAGTAATTGAAAATGGGTTTCACGAAGATTCAGAAACGGGAGAAATTTTATTTGATGAAGAAAGCCTAGATGAATTGATTGGTGATTTTAATAGCAAGGTAGATAACATCGTTTGCTATATTAAAAATCTTGAAACATTAAATACAGGAATCAAGAAAGAAATTGATAGCATGAGTGCTAGAAAAAAAGTAAATGAAAAGAAAATCGAAAACTTAAAATCTTACATTGTATCAGTGTTAAAAAGTAGAGATTTAAAGAAATATCAAACAGAGAAAAACGCAATCAGTATTAGAAAATCGGCATTAATTAAAGTAATCGATTTCGACTCTTTAGACGACAAATACAAAACCGCAAAAACGACATACACACCAAATAAAGCGGATATCAAAATTGCTATATTAAGTGGAAAAACAGTTGATGGAGCAAAAATTGAAGAGAAAGAGAATTTGCAAATTAAGTAATGCCAAAGCTAAGAAAATCGAATGGTTTATACATTGTTGATAAACCACCTATTAACGCAACAGATGATTTATTACTTGAATGCGGTAATGAATTAGAAGTCAATATGCAGAAAGTTGATAATCGTTATATTACCGACCAACAAAGAAGATTCATCTTTGCATTGTGTAAAGATTTTAGTGATTACACAGGATATGACAAAGAAGAAGCTAGAGATATGTTGCAAACCGCAAATGCTCAAGCTAAAGGAATCGATGTTAAATCATTAAGTAATTGTGACATGACGTATGCGAATGGATTGATAGATTACATCATCACGTATTTTATATCAAATGATATTCCGTTCAACGCTAACACAATTAGAGAGAATCAATATACATTCGATGAAAAACAGACCTACATCATGGCACTAAAAAGAGTATGTGTTGTGTGCGGACAAATTCATGCAGATATACATCATGTTGACCACATCGGAAATGGATTTAATCGAGATAAAATATCGCACATAGGAAAAAGAGCGTTACCACTTTGCAGAGTGCATCACACAGAGGTTCATTCCATTGGTGAACAAAAGTTTTTGCAAAAATATCATTTATCACCATTCGTGATAAACAAGAATATGGAGTATTTCATAAAAAAAGGAAAAATTAAAGTATTTGAAGAGGATTTAGAAAATGCCAAGGAAAACAACAACGAAGAAAATACAGGCTAAAAGCCAAGATACGGAATTGTTCGCGCTAGTTAATTCAAATGCAGATAACAAAGCGTTAGAACGTGCTTATAACGCTCGTAAACGCAATGAACAGGCATTCTATACAATTACACTAGGTAGCATATTTATAGCCGTTATATTGCTTTTATGGGGTGAAACAATATGTACTTTGTAATTGATGGGCGCTTACCTAGTTTGAACGAATATGTTTACGCAGAACGTTCAAGCAGAATGAAAGGCGCAAGGTTAAAAAAAGATACAGAAAGATTGATAAAGCTATATATCGCTAAATCACATAAATTAGGAACAATTAGAAAAGTATCTAACTATCCTATCAACGTGTCTATTAGGTGGTATGAAAAAGATAGTAGAAGAGATGCAGATAACGTTTTCTTTGCCGTCAAATTTATTCTAGATAGTCTAGTGTCTTACGGAATCATCGAGGATGATTCTAGAAAGTATATAAAATCAATCGATAACGTAATTGCAACGGATAAGGATTTACCAAGAATTGAGGTGTATATAAATGAATCTATTAGAGGTTATGAAAAATTGCGTGTACCTACTAATTAGTACGGTACTGATTTACATCATTGTATATCTATGGATGGATTTATTGATGAAATTCAAAATCTACAAAATGAGAAACGTATTCGCAAAAGTTCAATTCCATCGAATTGATAGTATAGATGAATTAAAACAAGTGCTTTCACAATTACAGGATGAGGAAAACAACGATGAATCAAACACTAGCGATTAAGAATCATCTAGAAAAAAAAGGATTCATCACAAGTATGCAAGCTTTTGAACTTTATGGAGTAACTCGATTAAGTGCAATCATTTATGTTTTAAGAAACAAATACGGTATGGACATTGATACACAATACAATTACGGAATGAATAGATATGGCAACAACATTCATTACGGAGTATATACGCTAAAAGGTGGAAGTTCGGATGAATGATAAAAGATTCTATTGGATTAAATTGAAAACAAATTTTTTTGAACAAGATGCAATAGATTTCTTACTATCACAACCGAACGGAAGTGATTATATTGCATTGTATTTAAAGTTATGCACAATGACCGCCAATACAAACGGTCAACTTGCTACACAGATTGGTGAGATTTTAATTCCTTACGATGCTCAGAAAATCGCAAGAGATACAAAATATTTCTCGGTTGATACCGTAATGGTTGCTATGGAACTTTTCAAAAAACTAGGACTTATTTACGAATCTAGTGATAATGTTTTGCAAATTGCCGATTATGAAAACATGGTAGGCAGTTCAAAAATGGATGAACATACAAAGAAATTAAATTCAGAACGTCAATGCAGATTTAGAGAAAATCAAAAAGCGATAGGATGTAACGTTACAGTAACGGATAACGTAACGTTAAATAGTAACGCAGAGATTAGAGATAAGAGTATAGAGAATAGAGATAAGAGTATAGATAAAGATATATGTTTTGATAAATCAAAACCAACCAAACACAAATATGGTGAATATCATCACGTACTCTTAGATGATAATCAATATGAGCGTTTAAAAAAGCTATATGGCGATTCATTGAATGAACACATAAGGATTCTTGATGAATACATCGAAACAAGCGGAAAGAGGTATAAAAATCATTCGCTTGTGATTCAAAAATGGGTTCATGAACGTTATTTGAAAGACCACAGGAACAATGAGCATGTACAACTAGATTCTAAATTCTATACTCAAGAATCAAGCCAAACGCAAGAAGAAATCGAAGAAGAAATGGAACGAGTGAGAAGAGAGATTTTAGGTAATGTCGCCTAGAATCTCACATGAGGTAAGAGAATGTATATATATTACGTGGTAGCAATTGGATATTGCTTGGGCAGTAATGATTATTATGGTATTCAAGTTGAATTAGACCATGAAATCAGAACAATGGATGATGTGAAATATTTGAATCATATATTTTATAAACAATTACGTATCGAAAATACAACGGTATTGAGTTGGCAATTATTGCAAAGCGCAAACAATTAGAAAGAGGTAAATATGGAAAATAAAGAAATAAACATAAAAGTAAATATGACAGGACATGATGTTGAGTTAATTGATGAAATGTTAATGATGCAAAAGAAGCTAGATGAAGCAATCATGGAAGAATATGGGTTAAAAAGAATTGAAGAATGGAAACTTAATTTAGCAATCTTAGATGAGGTAGGTGAGTTAAATCACGAATTAAAAGGAAATTGGTGTTGGTGGAAGAAAACTCAACCGAAAGTCGACAGGGAAAAAGTGCTAGGAGAATTAGTTGATATTTGGCACTTTGTATTGAGTTGGGAAAACAATTTCAACTATAGCTACAGACGGCTATTTTCGAAAGATTATTTTATTGAAGATGTTAAAGATGTTTTGTGGTCACTTGAAAATAATAAAGGAATGATTGTTCAAAGACTTACGCAATTAACGCATTATCCAATTCGTAAAGTAGAAACGTTAATTGCGATAACAGAATACTTAGGATTTACAATCCAACAAGTATACAACGCTTATTGCAACAAAAATAAAGTGAATTATCAAAGACTAGAAAGTGGGTACTAGGCATGTGGATTAGAAGTCAATGCGGAAACATTTTAATGGATTGCGACTTTTTCGCAGTTGAAGAATACGGCTTTAAATATGCAGTGATTACATTAAGTGGTAAAAGCGGTATAAGCATTAATTTAGGTGCATATACTACTAAAGGTAAAGCTTTAAAAGTTTTAAGCGATATTCAAGAATGGTACGAATGTTCATACGGTGAAGCATTCCAAATGCCACAAGATGAGGATGTGGAATTATGACGTATGAACAAGAAATTAACACACTTGAAAAAGCGTTAGATAAAGCTTGTGAATATATACACCAAAACGGATTTAATGGTTGCCCAAGAAGGTATGATTGTGAACTCGTTGATAGAGAAAAGGAATGTGAATGTATTTTATGTAAATTCGATTGCTTTCCTACTAAAGATGAATATTACAACAAAGAATATGAAAAGAAGTCAAAAGAATGTTGGAAGGAACATTTTTTGATAGAAGGTAAGTATGGCAAGAAAACCAATTCCTAAAAATATCCGTGAACAAGTATATCGAAAATGCAATGGTCATTGTGCATATTGTGGGTGTGAATTAGATTACAAAGATATGCAAGTAGACCATGTTAAATCAGTGTTTTATTACAACGGAACAAACGATATAGATAATCTTCTTCCAAGTTGTAGGATGTGTAATTTCTACAAAAGCACATTTACATTAGATGAGTTCAGAAAAAACCTAGAATCATTACACGAGAGATTGCGAAAGCCGTTTATTTATCGTTTGGCACTGAAATATGGATTAATAACTGAGCGAAAAAAAGATGTTGTGTTTTATTTTGAAAAGGAGAAAGAAAATGACTGATTATGTATTTGAAGTGATGAAGCAATTTCCACAATCATTTATCAATTATAACAATGAACTTATTTTAATCCCAAAAACAAATTTGTACGTTTGCCTACACGATGTAAATACGCCCACAGATTTAAAGTTTAAATTGTTGGAATATTGTAGTAGAGAATGTACATTCGTAGAGAGATATAGCCAAGAGTGGAGAAATAGAAGGTATCAAGATGATATTTTGTTAAGAATCAACAAATGTCTAGGAACAAATTTCACACGAGAAGAAATGGAATTAGTTTATGACGTATTAGGCAATGGATGTAATCATAAATTAGCAAAAAGGTTCGTTTCAAGTGGTTACGATATGAAGTTGTTGGAGAGAAAAGAAAATGAATAATAAAGAATTGAAAAAAAACTTAGAAAAGGAAAGAAAAAAGCAAAGAGAAGATGCGATAAAAATAAATGGTTTTATCAGATTAGATAAAAGCAGTGCTTCTGAAATCGATAAACAAATTGAGCAAACTTATTTATCTTTGCAAAAGAATATTAAATTTGTCTGTACCAATAAAGACTTGATGAACAGTATGCTAGATGAATTAGACTATATTGTTTATGCATCAAAGCTATATGGCGGAAAGCATGTTATGGAAGAATTGGATAATCGTTACAAAAATAAATTAATGAGTTAAAAGGAGAATGAAGATGATTAAACTACAAAACGGATACAGTATTGTATCCGATGGGAAAAGCTACACTTTGGTTCAAGATGCAATTCAAACTAGCAAAGATGGGAAGGAAAAGGAAATTCAGAAATCAATTTCCTTTCACTCAACTTTATCGAGTGCATTACAAGGCTATTTAAATTGTATGATGGCGGATTTAGTGAGCAACGTAGATTTAGAATTGAAAGAAGTTAAGCAAGCTATAAGCAAGCTTTACGAGGAATTAAAAGCGTATGAATAAAAAATATGAATACAAAGGAAATATTTATTGTGAAGATGATTTATCGGATGAAATATACAACTATGGTGGAGATTTAGATGATTTATTTTTTGATTTGTTGAGAAATGAAGATATTGAAGAAACTACTTATTATTCCGCTAAAGACGCTTGTAGTTCTGATGAATATTATGAAGATTACAAAGAATTAATTAAAAAAGAATATGAAAAATTAGGAATTGAGGTGTTACAAGGCTATGAATAAGTATCAAGAAGCATTAAGTGGAATTGGGAATATAGTGATAGATAAAAACGGTGATGGGTATTACACTCCGAAATATTTACGTGATTTTTATTTTAGACCATATGGAACATTACATGAGTTAGTTGATAGAGCGGATTCATTTGAGTGGATTCCCGTTTCTGAAAGACTACCAAAGGAACATGATAGCATATTCGCTAAATTGTATGGAACAGATAAATGGGATAGTAAATTACATAGAACAGTATCAAATAGAGTGCTTGTAACCGTTGAATACGATGATGGCACGAGAATTGTCAAGGAGTCGTGTACTTGTGACGGTGAATGGAAGGATGAGAAAAAAATCATAAACTGTAAAGTTGTTGCTTGGATGGAAATGCTTGAACCTTATAAGGAGAGAGAAAATGAAACAAGATGAAATGACGATTTGCGAATGCGTTGAATATTTAGATTCAATGGTAGGCGATAATAAGGAAATCAAGGATTGTTTGGATTACATTGAGTGCAAAGCGAAAGCTATGGATAAAAGATTGAGAGAATATAAATACATTTTTGAAGAAGAACATCCATTAGATGGTAATTCATTCGGCTTCTTACATTTTAAGATGTATTCAAACAGTACTTTAAAAAGAATGACAAAAGATTGGTTAATCGAATATATCAATGTTCTTTATATCAATTGGAAGGGCACAGATAACACGTATGAACGCGTTAGTAGATTAGCTAAACAATTATATGAAAAAGCGAAAGAATATAAAGAAGCTTTAGATGAGGACGATAAAAATGAAAGCTAAAGCTAAAGGAATGTTTAGAAAATTGGGGTATATACAAGAAAATACGACAATCGAACGATTTATTGCGTACAAAAAGCGTCATAGAGTTGGCTTTAATTACATTGAGTTTGACACAATCAATAAAACTTTTGAAGCTAGTTATTATGACTCGAAAGGAGATTCACATCCTTTGATTATAACCCCTAAAGAGTTAGTAGCGATATATGAGCAAATAGATGAATTAGGTGGTGGATTTAATGGGTAGAATACCAATCGGAATTAAAGAATGGAAGCGCAATCCAAAATCTAATGTGTTGGAGCTATATTGCAGTACATATTATGGAATGCGATTACTAGCAGACATTGAACTATTATATGACTCTACATACAGATGCCGTTTAAATAGACAATGGAATAAATACGATATTGAAGTATTACGCGGAACAGAAGAAGAAGTAAAAAAGCAAATTGAGAATGATGTTATTAAAGCTTTTGAAAAAGAAGCAAAAGCTTTAAAACACCAACTCACAATATATGAAAATTTTATTTATAGATTTAAAGGAGAAGAAAATGATTAATAGAGTAATTTTATGTGGTCGATTGACTAAAGATGTTGAAATCAGAAAAACAACAAGTGGAAAAACAGTGATTGCCTACACTTTGGCAGTAGAAAGAGATAAAGAACATACGGATTTTATTAATTGTGTTGCGTGGAATAAATTGGCGGAATTGATGTCACAGTATACACATAAGGGTGATATGGTAGCAATTGAAGGAAAATTGAATACACGCTCATATGATAACCAATATGGAAGTAAAACATATATCACGGAAGTGGTAGCGGATAGTGTGCAATTTCTAAGCTATAAAAAGAGCACAGAGCAACAAAACCAAGCACCTAACACAAATACATATAGCCAACCACAACAGGCGCAGAATCAACCGCAAAGAGGTTATACACAACAAAGCTTAACTCAACAGGCAGAACAACAAGCGTATTACGGCAACAGTAATGATTCATTAGATATTAATAGCGATGATTTGCCGTTCTAGTTATGAAAAAGTTATTTATTATTTACGTAATTTATTTTGTGATAGTATATGCGATTCTAACGGGTTTAAATGCACCCGTTGGAAATCCGCTATTGAAAGGATTTTAAAATGAACGAATATTGTAAAAACGCAATGACAATGAATGATAAATACATGCATGCATTAGATGAAAAAGCAAAAGGAAATGAAGATATGGTTAATCATCCGTCACATTATCAACACGGAATTGAACCTATCGAATTTATCGAATCGCATAATCTTAATTTTAATTTAGGTAATGTAATCAAATATATATCACGTGCGCCTTATAAAGGGACAGAGTTGGAAGATTTAAAAAAGCAAAACGATATTTAGAAAGAGAAATAGAAAGGATGGAAAAGAAATGATTAATTTGATTTGTGGCGTAATCGTTGGCAGTGGTATGACTTTGATTTTGTATAGCATACTAGTAGGAAAACGAATACAAGAAGAACAAGATAAAGCGACTAAATGTATCTTCAAGTATGAAGAATATAGAAGAAAAATAAGAACTTTAGAAAACGAAAATAAACGATTAGAATATGATTTAAAATCCGTTCAAAAGAGGTAATCAATATGGATTATATGATGTTGAACGACGATAACGAATGTGTTGGATTTGTTAGCGATACACAAGTTATGCGTGACTTAAAATTAACATTTCCACAATTCAAAAGATATGTGATGTATGGAAAGAAATACAAAGGTTACACGTTAATCGAAGATGAATCATGTTCTAGAAAGTGGGAGCACAACAACGATTTAGAATATAGACTAATCACAGAAAGCAAAGAGGGTTGGCGATGGTATGCAGTAAGTAACTTAACGGTTATGAGAATATCGCCTAAAGGAACAAAAAAAACGCTCAAGCCAAGGAAAGATGGAAGCGTAAGAGTAAATGGACATATATATCATGTAAATCGTATATGCTATGAAACATTCCATGATACGAAATTGCCAAGAAATAAAATCGTGAAGTTGATAGGAGAAAAAAATATAAAAAATTTATCCGTGCATAGTCCAACAGTAAATGTAAAAGGTAGAAACAAAAGAGCAGTAACGGTTGACGGTGTTGTTTACGATTCACTCAAAGAATGTTCAAACAAAACATATTATACGGTGAATACGATAAGCAGAATGTTAAGAGAAACAAGAAAGAACACTTTAGGAGTTGAATATGTCGGGTAGCATTTTAAACGGACAGGTAAGAAAGTGCGCACAATGTGGCAAAGAATTCAGAGTATACGGTTTAGTTAATATGTGGGCATACAAAAAAACATATAAAGGAAAAATACATTATATGTGCTCGAATAAATGTTATGAAGGATGGTTAGAGAAATGGATGCCAAAGAAAAAAGAAGATTAATTGATGAGCATTTCAAAGATTACAATGATATTTGCAATCAAATTGAAGAGCAACGATGCAAATGGGCAGAAATAAATAACAAGTTATATGGAATCAAGCCGATTAATTACAGTGGTATGCCTAGTGGATGCGGTGGCGGTAGCGAAGATAAAGTAATAGAATTTCTAGAAAGATTAGATGATATTGAAAAAGATATAGGAATTTTAAGAAAAGAAAGAAAGCAGAAAAAAGAAGAACATCTAAAAGAAATCAATTGCTTGGAAAATTTAGTTTCGAGAAGAATCATCAGAGAAATTTATTTGAACCGACACAAAGTAGAAGATTTAATGAAATTAATGAATTACAATCGTAGCAGTGTATTCAGACTAAAAAATATAGCAATTGATGAATTCGCAAACTTGATACTAGAATGGACTAATTCGGACAAAAAAGAACTAGAAAACATGGTAAAATAGTAGTGTCCAATAAGGACGACATATTACATATTCCTTAACGTATGTATAGAGTCACTAAAAATGTAACCTTTTGATAAGAACCACGTACTAGTTTATGTGGTTTTTATTATTTGTATGGTGTATAGGAAAAAAGTCGCAAAACGGCATACAAAGAAATTAGAGAAATTGACGAGCCTTTTCTAATAATTTGATGTGCCTATGTGATTACATTACTGTTCGATTTTGTTTTCATTTTCAATAAGTCCTTTTGATAGATTAAAATACCTCGCCTATGCACCATAGAGATACGCTACACGATGAAAGGAGCACACAATGCAGATTGTAGAAATGAATTTATCGGATTTAAAGCCGTATGAAAATAACCCTAGAAACAATCAAGAAGCGATTGATTATGTCGCAAGTAGCATTCATGAGTTTGGCTTTAAAGTTCCGATTGTAATTGATAAAGATAATGTAATTGTGTGCGGTCATACAAGATATTTAGCTAGTAAACAATTAAATATGAAGAAAGTGCCGTGTATTAAGGCAGATGATTTAACAGATGAACAAATCAAAGCGTTTAGATTAGCGGATAACAAGGTATCAGAAAAAGCAGAATGGGACTATGACAAATTAAACGAAGAATTAAATGATATTTACGATATAGATATGGAAAGTTTTGGATTCGATATCGATTTTGCCGATGAAGAATATGAGCATATTGTGAATCAACAGGAAACACAAAGAAGAGTTGAAAATATTGTAAATTTGCAATATGGGCAATTTGAAGGTGAAGGTAAATATGATATCCCAAAATTAAAAGCGGTAACAGATTTACCGCCAATTAAGGAATGGATTGGATTTAATTACGTATTGTCAGATAACGACCCTAGCGGAAAAGCGGTACATTTCTTCATTGACGATTATCAATTCGAAAGAATTTGGAACAATCCACAACAATATGTTGATAAATTGAAGCAATATGTATGCGTAACGACACCCGACTTTTCACCGTATGGCGATATGCCGTTAGCTACACAGATATTCAACATATATCGAAAAGCATGGGTTGGTGCATTCTTACAGGAGCAAGGAGTTACGGTAATTCCAACAGTAAGAGCAAGTACAGACCCAAGAAGCTTGGAATTCTATTTAGACGGAATCCCAAAAGATGGAATCGTGATTATTAGCAATATGTGGACAAATGACAAGGAATCAAGAAAGTATTTCTTAGATAACGAATATAAAACAATGATGGAAACGCTACATCCTAGAAAAGTATTCATTTACGGTCGTGAATTCGAAGAAATTACAGATGATAACGTGGAATATATAGAAACGTTTACGAAAGGAAGATGGAGTAAGTAGATGGCTAAAGGTGGCAGAGGTGGAAAAAGAAGAAGGGGAAATCCTAGCACAAACGATAAATTTAGTCCGAATGGTGTTGGAGATTCAGTACCAAGTTCATTAAGCGAAGCACTAGGGGCAAAAGGAAAGCCCATGAGCGAAGCTAATGCATGGTTTGATGCAAACCCTTATTATAGTGACAAATACGCAGAATTTAGTTCAAATTGTCAAAGATGTGTATTCGCATACGAAATGCGACGAAGAGGATACGATGTTATTGCACAACCAACATACAAAGGCGATGAGATGCCGAGAAAATGGACAGGTGCAATGAAAGGGATGTCGCGCGTTATGGTTGGAAGAACAACGGAAAAAGCGACTATCAGAAATATAAAAAATCAAATGTCGAATTGGGGAGAAGGAGCACGTGGTATTATATACATAAAATGGGCAGGAAAAAAGAATGTTGGTCACGTAATAAATTGTGAACAAAAGAATGGTAAGTTACACATTTACGATGTACAATCTAATAAGAGAGTAACAGGTGTGAAATACCTAGAAAAATACTTGCCACACGCAACATTAAGTCACACGCAGTTATTCAGAACAGATAACGCTACACCAACGGACGACATGCGATTCATGGTAAGAACATCGAAGAAATAAAATGAGCAAAAGAAAGAAGGTTAATTATGATTAGTTATGACTTAGCAAAACAAAAAGCGTTGGAATTAAACAGTGATGTAAATGCATGCAATGAGTACGATAATGCATACAACTTTTTTGACAAAAACGATGAAGGAGTAGGAGATAAAAGTGTAATCATCTTAAAAGAAGATGGTAAAGCATTGAATTTTGTTGACTATATCCTAGATTACGCAACAAGTAACAAAATGAAAAGAATTAAATTTTAGAGGTGCATATGAAGAAAAAGAAAGATGGAAAAGGCGGTAAAGTTCTAACAGATAAGCAAAAGCTTAATCTAATCAAGAATGGAACAGTGCCAAAGAAAACAACAAAAAAGAAATAGCTCATATACTAGAGTATAAAGAGTTCCTTAAAGCGTTCATGATAATGTGAGCGCTTTTTGCTATTTAGAGTCTACTGAAAGTAGGCTCTTTTATTTTGTGAGGTGGTGAATGTATGGCAAAAGGAGCAAGAGGTGGACAAAGCAAGAAAGCAAGAGGGGTTCAAACTGTTATGATTACATCATCGGATGGACAAACAAAAATCAGATTATCACAAGCGAGTGATGGAACAGTATACCAACATTCAGACCCTCAAGGCGGACGATATGACAAACTAACACCAATCCAAGGCATGAGCATGAAAACATTGTTAAACAACGCTAAAAAGAATGGTGGAAGCATTACAAAAGTAACAAAAGCTATGTTGAATCAAGAAAAGAAGAGAAACAAAGCGGATTCATTAGCACAAGATAAAGCGTTAGGCTCAAGAGCATCTAAAAAAGGTGTGAATAGACATAGCGCATATTGGAGCAACATGTAAAGGTGGTGATTAGATGGATAAAGAAAGTAATTTGAAGCCTTTTACTAGTAATCAAGACCGTGAACAAGCCAAGATAAATGGTAGAAAAGGTGGCAAAGCACGTCAAGCTCAAGTTAGGCGCAGAAAAGCACTAAAAGAGCAAATGGAATTGTTATTAACATTACCTTTAACAGATGAAAGAGCAAAGAAACAATTTGAATCTATGGGTATTGATGTGGATAACATGGATAATCAAATGGCGATGGTAGTTAAAACGTATGCACAGGCATTAAAAGGAAATATTAATGCAGTGAATGTGATTCGTGAGATTATCGGAGAGCGTGTTGTTGAAGTCAATGTTAACAATAATATCGATGATAAAGTTAAAGAGCTAGACAGACTACTCGACAGTGTAGCAAAAGATGGATAAGAATTTAGTTAGCCTTTTAAGAAATGAACCGTATAAAATCGGACAACTATGTGGATTCAAAGATTTAACAGAATTGCACAATGAATGGTTGAAGATGATGATATACGGTGATGATGAATTCACGTTATTAGCACATCGTGGTAGCTATAAAACAACGTGTTTGTCTATTTGTTTTGCATTTATCATTGTGTTATTCCCATATAAAACGATTATATTTGTCAGAAAGACGGATGACGATGTAATTGAAGTTATTAAACAGGTTAGTAACCTTTTGAAAACAAGCATATTTCAGACAATAGCATTAAGGCTATATGGGTGTGAAATAAAGTTCACACAAGATACATCTTTTAAGCTAGATACATCTTTAAATACATCTACAAAAGGTATGGTTCAGTTGTTAGGTATCGGTTCAAGCGGTTCACTAACAGGAAAGCACGCCGATATTGTAGTGACAGATGATATCGTAAACTTAAAAGACAGAATATCACGCGCGGAACGTGAAAGAGTTAAGAACGTTTACATGGAATTGCAGAACGTAAAGAATCGTGGTGGTCGTATATTCAATACAGGTACGCCATGGCATAAAGAAGATTGTATCGCAACGAAAATGCCGAATAAAATAACATACGATTGTTATTCGACGGGATTAATCGATAGAGAAAAGCTAGAACAAATTAGGCAATCAATGACACCTAGTTTATTTAGTGCAAACTATGAATTAAAGCATATTGCGGATGCAGATGCATTATTCACAAACCCTAAATTTACATCAGATGAAACACTTATTTATGATGGCGTATCGCATATCGATGCAAGCTATGGTGGTGAAGATGGCACGGCATATACAATATGTAAATTTGTGGGTGGTAAATTCTATATGCTAGGAAAGCGTTGGAATAAGCACGTAGACGATTGTTTGAGCGAAATCTATGCATTACAAGATAAATATAGAGTTGGCTCAATTTCGTGCGAAAGAAACGCAGATAAAGGCTATTTAGCGAAGGAATTAAGGAATAACGGTCAATATGTCGAGGATTATTCCGAAAACATGAATAAATTTATTAAAATATCGACATATTTACGAAAGTATTGGAACGATATTATTTGGCTTGAAGAAACAGATGCGGATTATATAAATGAAATTCTCGATTATACAGAGAATGCGCAACATGACGATGCGCCCGATTCAGCAAGTTGTATGATTCGTAAATTCAAAGGTAAACGAGAATGGTTATTCTAGAAAGGAAGTGAGAAAGTGCTAAAAATTTCAGAAATCAAACAATTTATCGATGAAAATAACTCATCACAGAAAAGAGCGGAAAGTGTAAAAGCTTTAAATTATTACGAAGGTAGACACGATATCAAAGATTATAAAATCTACTATACAGACGCTAAAGGCGATATTGTGGAAGATGAGCAAAGAAGCAACATTAAAATTTCACATCCTTTCTTTACTGAATTGGTAGACCAATGCGCGCAGTATATGCTAAGTGGCGACGATTACATCGTGAAGTCAGACAATCCAAAGTTGCAAACAGAATTAAATAAGTATTTTGATGATGAGTTCATGATGGAAATCAATGATTTAATTACTTACGCAAAAATTGAGGGTGATTCATTCCTATATAGGCAAATGGGTGATGATTTTAGAAGTCACTTTAAATTTGCGGATGGTTTGAATGTGGTGGAAGTTCCTAGCAAATACGCAAGCGATAAAAAAGACCATATTATTTATCATTACTATTGGAAAACCGAAAAGAACAACAAAGTAGTTTCTAAGATTCAAGTGTGGGATGATGAGCAAGTTTATTTCTATCAAATGATTGATAACACAATTAAGGTAGATACAGACGAAAAGCTAAATCCAAGACCACACGTTGTTTATAAAGAGGACGAAGCAACGTATCAACAAACCTTTAAAGGTATTCCATTTGTTAGATTGGATAACAACAGGCGAAGAAGGTCAGATTTATTCGTAATTAAAGATTTAATTGATGATTACGATTTAATGGCTTGTGGATTGTCAAACAACTTGCAAGACGTTGCCGAAGGAATCTATGTTGTTAAAGGTTACAATGGTAAAAGTCTTGATGAATTAACGCAAAGTATCAAAGTTAAAAAGCAAGTGTCGGTTGGTGAAGGCGGAGATTTAGATATCAAGACGATAAACGTTCCTTATCAAGCTCGTGTAGCAAAGATGGAAGAGGACGAGAAAAACATCTATCGTTTCGGTATGGGATTAAACACAAATACAATCGGCGATGGTAACACAACGAATTATAATTTAAAATCAAAATATGCGTTATTAGAAATGAAGTGTAAGAAATTAGAAGCTCAGTTAAAGCGAATGATGAAATCAGTGATTACAATGGTTATTGATGAAATTAACGAGCAACAAGGTGCACAATTCAGTTATAGCGATGTATGGATTGAATTTAAACGTGAGGTTATGACCAACGCACAGGACAATGCACAGATTGAGCAAATCAATGCACAGACAACACAGATTAAAGTTAATACGTTATTAGCGTTAGCACAGACTTTAGACAATGAAACAATTGTAAAAGAAATTTGTATAGCTTTGGATATTGATTACAATTCAATTAGAGATAAAATACCAAAACCGAAAAGTGTTGAAGAAGAAACGCAACAGGCTTATTCGGAACTAGATGGATTGATGAATGAATAAGTATCAGAAAGAATATATCCAAAGTAACATACAAGACGAAGAAGAAGTGTTGAAGGAAATCAAGAAAGCGTATAGAAAAGCAGAATCAGACATAAACCACAAAATTAAAAGGTTGATGTCAGAAATGAAAAAAGCCAAAGAATCAGATATACAATCTAAGATTTGGCAAATAAAATACCAAAAAGCATTGTTAAAACAGATTGAAGAAGCACTCGCAAAAATCAATGATTATGATTCAATTATGGATTATTTAGAAAAGTGTTATGAATGTGGATGGTATGGAGTTCTATATGATTTAGAAAAGCAAGGCATCCCGTTGATATTACCTATTAGGCAAGATGAAATGGCAATGGCAATTGTAAAAGAAACGAAATTAACAAGTGGAATTTACAAGAAATTAGGACTAGATAAAAAGAAGCTTGCAAAAGAAATCAATTTTGAAATATCAAGGGGTATTGCAAATGGTTGGTCAAGTATGCAAGTGGCAAAACACATACATGATAGATGTACAATCGGAAGAAATCGAGCAAGTTTGATTGCAAGAACCGAAGGACACAGAGTTTTGAATACATCTAGTTTTAATTGTCAGAAAGAAGCACAAGCAAATGGATGCAAAATAACAAAGCAATGGGATGCTACACTAGACGGAAGAACTAGATGGAGTCACAGAATGGTTGACCAAGAAATAAGAAACGTTGACGAGCCTTTTTCTAATGGTTTGATGTTCCCATGTGACCCTAACGGGAGCGCTAGTGAAGTATGTAATTGCAGATGTGCATTGTTACAACGAGCAACATGGGCACTAAGCCAAAAAGATTTAGATAAATTAAAAGAAAGAGCGGAATATTACAAAGAATTAAATGAATCATTTAATAAAGATGAATCATTTAAAGACTTTGAGAATAGATTAAAAAAGATAGGAGCAATAAAATGAAAAAGTTAAGATTTAAAGAGTTATGCCAAGACAAAAACACAGGAATGTATTACAAAAAAGGTGATGTTGTTGAATTTGAAGATGCAAGAGCATCGGAAATCATGCAACACAATGTTGCCGAACTAATCGAAACAAGACAAGAGGTTGAGCCTTTTGTTGAGAAAGAAGAAACTGAAACAGTTGAAGAACAGAAAGAAGAAGCGGAAGAAGTCGAAGAAACTGAAACAGTTGAAGAACCAAAGGAAGAAGAACCAAAGGAAGAAAAACCAAAGGAAGAAAAACCAAAAAGAGGAAGAAAGCCAAAAGCAGAACAAGATAAATAGTATTCAATTATAAGCGCATAGAAAACAATTCTAGGCGCTTTTATTCGTTATATAAGTATTTATATACCAAAGGTATTAAAGGTGCTAAAATCGCCTTTTTTATATGTCCGAAATGACATAAAACTACGTGAGCACGCACGTATAAAAGCCATTTACATTTTTTAGCCATCGTGGGCGAAAACACGTAAAAAAGCGTAAGGAAAAAGGAAGGTAAACAGATGTTAGAAAAGTTATTAAAAGAGTATTTAGCGGATGATTCAAAAGTATCGGAATTCTTAGAAAAGATGAAAGAAAGCAAGATTTTTTTATCGAAAGAAGAAAACATCGATACACGCTACACAAAAATGAAAGGTGAATACGAAGCAGAAAAAGCGGAATATGCAAAAGCTTTGAAATTAATTGAAACGTTAAAAGCACAAACGCAAGGTCAAGATGCATTGCAGACACAAATCACAAATTATGAACAGGAAATTTCCGACCTAAAAGCGAATAACGAACAATTAAAACGTGAAAACAATTTAAAAGTTGCTTTATTAAGTGGAAAAGCAAAAGCGGAAGATATTGACTACTTATTATTCAAACTTTCAAAAGATGAAAACGCCGTTAAATACGGAGAAAATGGTGAAGTATCAAATGTTAATGAGATTATTGACAATTTGAAAAAAGCCTATCCATCGCATTTTGAAAGCGGAGCAAAAAGAGTCGTTGACAAAATCGACTTGCCGAACGATGGAGATAAGGATGTAAAAATCACAAAAGAGCAATTCGATAAGATGAATTACAACCAAAAAAATGAATTATTCCAAAAAAATGAAGAATTATTCAACAAATTAGCAAATGGAGAAGAAGGAGAATAAAAAAACATGGGAAATTTAGTCACAAAGTTAGCAAACTTGATTAACCCTCAAGTTATGGCACAAATGATTAGCGCAAAAGTAGAAAAGAAAGTACGCTTTATGCCTTACGTGAAATTAGACACTACTTTACAAGGAAATAGTGGAGATACTATCACAGTGCCAAAATACGGATATATCGGTGATGCCGTAGATGTTGCCGAAGGTGAAGAGATTCCAACTCGCCAATTATCAGTAAGTACAGAACAACACACAGTAAAGAAAATCGGTATCGGTGGAATCATTACAGATGAAGCAGTGTTAAGCGGTTATGGAAACCCTCAAGGCACATTAACATCGCAATTAGCAACATCTATCACACAAAAGTTAGATAGTGATGTTTTAGAAGAATTGTATGGCACAAAAACATTCTTTACATCAACAGATGTATTAAGTTATGAAACATTAGTAAATGCTATTGATGTATTTAATGAAGAAGAAAACACAGACAAAGTAATGTGGGTACACCCTCATCAAGTTACACAATTACGTTTAGACCCTAACTTTATTTCAAAAGATAAATATCAAGGTCAAGTAACGGTTGATGGTGAAATTGGAACAATTGCAAACACTCGTATCATCCCATCTAAAAAGGTTATGTTAGTTGAATATGTACATGATGCAAGCGGTACAGAGGTAACAAGCGAAAATCTAAAAACATACGAAGGAAAAACATTCCCTAACGTAAAAGTCGGCGACAAAGTAAAAGCCGTTACTGCTAAGTACTATGCAAACCCTATTGTTAAATTAAATGGAGATAGCGAAACAGAGGACGATACAGAAGCGTTAACTTGTTTCTTGAAACGCGATACAAACGTTGAAACAGAGCGTCAATCTAAATTCCGTCAAACAGAGGTCACAGGCGATAAAATTTATGTAATGGCAGTAACAAACGAGAAGAAAGTTATTATTGCTAAAACATTACTAGCTAAAAGTGTTTAAGCCTTATTTAATTAAGGCTTTTTCCCTTTTATAAAGAAGGGGTGAACGTATGATTATTGATGCAAAAGATTTATTGAATGAATTTTCGGATTATGATTTCTCAAAAGTTAACGAAATAGTATTGCAAAGACGATTAGATTCAATTGAACAGAAAATCAGAGCCTACACTAGAAACGGATTCTACTTAAAACCAATTAAATCAAGGTTTACATTCAACGGTGATACATTAGTACCATATAAAGATGTATTCGTTGGGTTTTGTATCGGTGATACAGTAGAAATTTATAACGGCGGAGTAAACAATGGATTATATACGATTAAATCCGTTCAAAAGAACTCGATGATTTTAGATAAGCAACTAATCGTAAATGATGCAATTATGAGTATTATTAAAATTGATTATCCTAGCGATATTGTAGAAGGTTGTGTGGAGCTTTTAAATTACGATTTGAACGTAAAGCCAAACATGAAGCAAGGAGTTGCAAGCGAATCAATTTCAAGACACTCAGTAAGCTATATACAACGTAATGGCAGTAATACATCGATGGGATATCCTAATGAGCTATTAACATTCTTAAATCCGTATATCGAGTGGAGATAAATATGATAGGAATCAATGGAAACACAATTGCAACGATTCAAAAATTATTTACAAAGAAAAACGAGTACGGAGAAAAAGAACAAAGTTACGTTGATTTTAAAAAAATAAAAGGTTTCTTGGATATGCAGAGCGGTAACGCTCAATATAATTACAATGCGAAAATTGTGGAATCAACACATGTGTTTATATGTGAATATCAAAATTTAGATATAAGCGAAGAAAACTCACGCATGGTAATTGATGGCAAAGCGTATGAAATTACATATATCGATAATCCTATGAATTTAAATTATCATTTAGAGATTTATTTAAAATATATCGGTGGTGTGCAAAATGTCTAGATTCTTTATTGATAATTCAAGTGCGGTCAAACAAGCGATTGAACAGGCGATACAAAACGGATTAGAAGAATGTGGTGGGGAGATTGAATCACAAGTAAAATCAAACACTAGAGTTGATACTAGTGATTTAAAAAACAGTTGGTATCACAAAACGGAGGGCGATGTATGCACTATTGGCTCACCTTTAGAAAACGCCACGTGGGAAGAATTCGGTACAGGTATATACACAAATGGCGGTAGACAATCACCATGGAAGTATGAGTACAAAGGAATAAAAGGTAGACAAGGTTGGAGAACAACCAAAGGTAAAAAGAAAAACCCTCACGGCTTGAAAAATACCGCTTTTGGAATGAAAAAAGAATTAGAAGCACATATGCAAGATATTTTGAAGGAGTATTTGAAATGAATTTTCTAGGTGCATTAGATAGGTTATTAACGAACAATGGAATTAATTACACTTTGGATTTAGTAAATGATATTGTTACTTTTCCTTTTTGGGAAGGTGATTTTCAAGAGGTAGATAGTTCGGAAGAACAAGGCTACCATGAATATTCGTTTACATTAACAGGAACGAACAAAGGCACATATTCAAGGTTAATAAAAGATTTAGAAATCATAAGAAAAATCACAAGGAATCATACAGAAATATTGGAAAGCGGACATAGTGTCGCTTTTTTTTATGAACGTATGCAAATGATACCATCGCAAGATGAACAAATTAAGCGAATGGAAATCATAATAACAATAAAAGAATGGAGCGTGTAAAAAATGGGAGCAAATGCACCAATTGAAATTGGAAAAACACACAGTGTTACAAGTGAAACCGCGAATAACATCATGTTAGGAAGTGGTGTCGTATGTTACGGATTAAAATACGCAACCGATAAGTGGACATATGACGGAGTTTTTGGAGCGACAAACGGTGGTTCTAAAGTTGAAATCAAACCCGAACAAAAGGATTTAGAAATTGATGGAATTTTAGTTAAAACAAAAGGTTTAACAGTTAAGGTGGGCGAAACTGCTACACTTACAACAAACCTTGCAGAAATCACATCGGATAACTTGGCTATGGTTTCGACAGGAGTTAAGAAGAAAGATTCAACTATTACAGGATTTGACGAGATTGTATCTAAACCTCAGATTGATGAAGAAGATTACATCGAAAATCTAGGCTTTATCGGATACACAATCGACGGGCAACCTATCATTATCAAATTTGACCATGCGATTTGTACAAGTGGTTTATCTTTTGATACCAAAAACAAAGAACAAACAACAGTAGAAGCGACATTTGATTGTGTTGCAACATTAGAAGCGAAAGATTTAACAACTTTGCCATGGCACATTTATAAAAAGAAAGTAAGTCAAATATAAGAGAAAAAAAGAAAGAAAAGAGGTATAAGACATGAACAATTATGTAATCAAACCATTTAAAACATCAAATATTTTTTCCGCAGTTAAATTAATTAAAGCGTTTGGAATCGACGAAGTTAAAGGTATCGTTAACGATATCGAGTTAGCGCAAATCACAGACAAAGAAGGAAACATTAATGCCGATAAGTTAGGATATCAATTAGTAATGCCGATTATCGAGTTAGTTGTCAATCATCTTGGTGATTGCGAGAAAGAAATTTATCAATTTTTGGAAAGTACATCAAGTTTAACAAAACAACAGATTAAAGATATGAAAGCAACTGAATTTATTAAATTTATGCAAGATTACATTAAATATCAAAAGGATGATTTTTCAGATTTTTTCTCACAAGCTTCACAATTGCTCAAGTCGGAATAAACAAATTTATGGACTTGCTATTTAAAAGATATGCAAGTCCTTTTTCGCTTTTTGACGAGTTGATTGTGAACAATCAATCGTTTGATTTTATACAAGATTTATTAAACGAAGTTCAAGAAGAAAGCTATTACAGATTATGGCTTTATAAGGGTTTCGATAAAGATTATGGAGAATTTAAAGAGATTATCAGACCAAAAGAACATAAAAACACAAACATTGATGTTAAAGGAGCTATTCAATGCTCAATCGATGTTATGAATGAATTAAAACCTCAATAGAAAAAAGGGGGTGAATCATGAATTTAGCGGATTTAATTTTAAGATTACGAGTTGACGGAAGAGAACAAGCTAATCAAGAAATTGACGAAGCAACAAAACATGCAGAAAGTGCTACTGAACGTGGTAATGGAGCATTATCAAAGCTAGGTGGGGTTGTTGTTAAAGTTGGTTCGATGTGCGCCAAAGGTGTAGCGTTTTGTGCAACAGGTATTTCAACAATTACAGGTTTCGCGGTGAATGCGTATGGCGAATACGAACAATTGGTCGGTGGTGTTGAAACACTTTTCGGTGCTCAAGGAATGAGCATAAAACAATATGCCAAAAGTGTTGGAAAAACAGTATCAGACGTTCAAGGTGATTACGCAAAACTTATTAAAGCTCAAAATAATGTAATGTCAAACGCTCACAAAGCTTATATAAAGCAAGGAATGAGCGCAAATAAGTATATGGAAACAGTTACGACATTTAGCGCATCATTATTGCAAGGTTTAAAGGGTGATACGGTCAAAGCTAGTAAAGTTGCGGACATGGCAGTAACCGACATGGCGGATAACGCTAATAAAATGGGTACGCAAATGGAAATGATACAAAACGCGTATCAAGGTTTCTCGAAACAAAACTATACAATGCTAGACAACTTGAAATTAGGTTATGGCGGTACTAAATCCGAAATGGAAAGATTACTAGCCGATGCAGAAAAGCTAACAGGGGTTAAATATGACATCAACAATCTAGCGGATGTATACAATGCAATTCATGCTATTCAAAAGAATCTAGGAATTACAGGAACAACCGCCAAAGAAGCAATGCACACAATTCAAGGCTCTATGAATATGACAAAAGCATCATGGGAAAATCTTATGATAGGATTGTCAGACGGAAAACAAGATATCAGAGAATTGGCAAATCAATTTGGTACGTCATTTAATACTTTGGTTGATAATGTATTTCCGAGAGTCAAACAAGCTTTTGAAACAATACCGCTAGTAATGACGTTAATAATTCCACAATTATTGAATACAATCATCAATTTATTGCCGTCACTTTTAGGCGCAGTAGGACAATTGATTAGTGGTATTGCTCAAGCGTTACCAAGTCTAGCCACAAGCCTTTTCGGAGCGGTTAAGACTATATTTACAATGATTGTAAATGCATTTACAAGCGGAGCACCTAAATTTATGGAATCCGCCAAGCAAATGGTTTCTAATTTGTGTAAAGGAATCGAGCAAAACTTACCTAGCATCATAAGCAGTGCTTTAGATATGCTTTTGAAATTTTCACAAGCAATATTGGAATATGCACCGCAGTTAGTTTCGATGGGTATGGATTTATTGATTTCGTTAGCGAAAGGAATTGCAGATGCGATACCTACACTAATTGAAAAAGTACCGACAATCATATCAAATCTAGCTAATGCATTTAGTAATAGTGCAAGTACAATTTTCTTAAAAGGAATTGAAATTATTATCGAATTAGGCAAAGGTTTGATTCAAGCTATACCAACATTAATCGCAAACATTCCGCAAATTATTAAAGCAATTTTTGATGTATGGAATGCAGTGAATTGGTGGAATTTAGGTAAATCGTTAATTGATGGTATCTTAAACGGAATCGCCAATCTATGCGGAAGCCTTAAATCATCGGTTAGTCAGATTTTCACAGACATAGAGAATATCATTAAAAACTCTATATCAAATGCCAAAAATGGAGCGGTGAACATTTTCCAAAGTATGGCACAATTCTTAAAAGATATTGCCGTAGGAATTTGGAATGTTATTAAAGCAACATTTACATCCATGCAAGGTGGAATTGATGGAATATTCAACGCTATCAAAAATCTAGCATCTATTATTTGGAATGGAATTAAAAGCTCTATTTCAAGCGTTGTACAAGCTATTAAAAATACAGTTGTGAGCATTATTACATCGGTATACATCAGTATATCGTCAATATTCACGAATTTAAGCACAGGTACAAGTTCAATATGGAATGGTATTAGGAATATTATTTCAAGCGTTGTTAACGGAATTAGAGGTAACGTTACAAATGCATTCAGTTCATTAAGAGGTACTGTATCAAGTGTTTGGAACGGTATTAAAACCGCAATCACCAATCCTATATCTACCGCAGTATCAGTGGTTAGCGGATGTATTAGCAGAATTCGAAGCGCATTTAATTTCTCGTGGAGGTTGCCACATTTAGCGTTACCACACATTTCAATTCGTGGAAGATTCAGTCTAAAGCCACCAAGTGTTCCACATTTCGGAATCAGTTGGTATAAAAAAGCAATGGATGAACCTTACATGTTTACTAGACCTACACTATTTGGAATGGATTCCGTAACAGGAAACCTAAGAGGTGCGGGCGAAAGTGGCGATGAAATGATGTACGGTAAAAACAATTTAATGAACGACATTCGTCAAGCGGTAGCAACGGAAAACAATGGAGTTGCACAAGTAGTGTATGAATGTTTCGATAAATTGTTCGAAATTTTAGGTGAGTATTTCCCTATGTTTGGTAACGTGAAAATGGTGCTTGATACAGGCACTTTAGTGGCGGAAACAGTTGAAGAAATAGATAAACAATTAGGAATAATCAAAAAAAGAAAGGATAGCAACTAGTTATGTTTGGTGTAAAATTCGGAAATAAGCACTCATATGATGATTTCAACATGTATTTAAAAGAAAAAGATATAGGCTTTCCCGATGTTAAGCGTGAAACGGTAGAAATAGAAGGTCGTGACGGAAGTATCGACCTTTCTACAGTTTTAACGAACGATGTTAAATACAAGAATAGAAAGCTATCGTTCACATTTCAAGCTATCGGAAGTAAATTTGATTTTCCTAATATCATTTCTAAAATTTCTAATTATTTACACGGTAGAAATTATCACGTTGTTTTAGATGAGGATAAAACATTTTATTATGAAGGTAATGTAACGATTAATAAATTCAAAACTAGCAAAGCGCTTGGAGAAATTACGATAGATGTGGATGCACAACCGTATAAAATGGAAGTTGTCGCAACAGGTGAACCGTGGATATGGGATACATTCTCATTTGTTGATGGAATCATCCATGCATCAGAATTAACAGTAAATGGAACGGCAACAATAAACCTTATAAACAGGCGAAAGGTTGTATCACCAACAATTACGTGTTCGGATGCTATGAGCGCTACACTAAATGGAGTTACAGTCCAATTAAAAAAAGGAGAAAATAAAGTTTTCGACTTTAGATTAAAAGAAGGTGACAATGTTGTTACTTTTAAAGGTAATGGCAAAGTCAATATTATGTATAGAGGGGGTTCATTATAATGTACACAGTATATTGCGATGAAAAACCTATTTATGATTTACGAAACGAAGAACTTGTGTTAGGCTCACCAAAATTAACTTTGGAAGAATCAAATACAGGTTCTTTTCAATTTACTATATTGCCGACACATCCATATTATGATGATGTTATTGATTTGGTTTCGAATATTGTTGTAAAGCAAGATGGTGAAGAAATATTCAGTGGTATTCCAACGGAACACACAGAGGATTTCTACAAAAGAAGAACATTTTATTGTACAGGCGAATTATCGTATTTGAAAAACACAACTCAACCAATGGCAGAATATCACGATGTTACGGTTCGTGGGTTTCTAGAAGCGTTATTGAATATTCATAACGCAAAGGTTGTCGAAAAAAACAAATTCTATGTTGGAGAGGTAACTGTAAAAGATAACAACGATTCACTTTACAGATACACGAATTATGAAACTACACTAGAGTGCATCAATGAAAAGTTGATAAAAAAATTAGGTGGTCACATCAAAATCAGAAAAGAAAACGGAAAGCGATATATCGACTATATAGAAGATTATGCAAAGGTTTCTAATCAGATTATACAGTTTGGCGAAAACCTCATGGATTTTACCAAGGATTACGATACATCGGATATATGTACGGTATTAATTCCTTTAGGAGCTAGGCAAGATGAATCGCCAATTAGTGCTTTAGATGCATATTTAGATATAACGAGCGTTAACGATGGAAAGAATTACATAGTCAATCAAGAAGCCGTCAACAAGTACGGATGGATTGAAAAAGTAGTTAAATGGGATGATGTAAATGTTCCAACAATTTTAAAGACAAAAGGCGAAAAGTATTTAAAAGAAGTACAATACGAGCCACAGACTTTAGAAATTAAAGCTATTGATTTACATAATCTAAACATTAATACCGATGCAATTAGGGTTTTGGATTCGGTTAGAGTTGTATCTAAACCGCACAATCTAGATAAATTCTTTTTAGTTACAAAACGACAAATTCCTTTAAATAAGCCGAGTGATGAAGTGTTCACATTCGGTGCTAAAATAAGAGAATCATTGACGGATACAACACAAAAAGAAAATGCAGATGTAAAAAACAAATTAAATTCAATTCCTAATAAATCGGAGATTTTAGATGAAGCACGTAAAAACGCTACACAGATTATTCATGATGCAACGCACGGTCATGTCGTAACAACGGCTAACGAGCAATTAATCATGGATACAGATGATGTAAAAACCGCAAAGAATTTATGGAGATGGAATTTAGGCGGTTTAGCACATTCTAGTAACGGTTATGATGGTGCATATGACACGGCTATAACAATGGATGGTCAAATTGTTGGTGAGCGCATTATTGCCAATTCAATCGATGCATCTAAATTAAGTATCAATTACAAGCAAAGTGTTGAAAAGAAAATAACCGTATCACTTGATGATTCGAAGAAATATGCAGATGAAAAAGCAACAGGCGCAAAAGAATACACAGATGGACAAGTTACGGAAGCTAAAGATTACGCTAATACTCAAGCTAGTAACGCAGAATCGAAAGCCAACGAAGCAACGGACAAAAAGTTACAAAGCTATTGGACGAGTGTGGAAACGCAAACGAAAATTGAAAACAGTGCAGAAAAAGTAATTATTAGTGCATCTGAGAAAGCAACACAAATAGCAAACGAAGCACTAACGAACGCAAAAAACTACACAGATAACAAATTAGTTGATTATGTTACGAGTGCAAAATTAGAGGTTGAAAAAAATCAAATTTCTTTGAACGCACAAGAATACGCTATGGCATGCGCCAACTCATCGCTATCAAGTGCTAACGGGTACACGAATAGCCAATTAAAAGAATACGTTACAAGTGCGGACTTAAAGGTAAAAACAGATGCAATCGAAGCATCCGTATCAAAAAAAGTAGGAAACGATGAGTGGTCAACTAAGCTAAAACAAAGTGCAACGGATATTCAATTTGCATGGAATTCATGCAGTGATTACATCAAGTTTATTGATGGAGAAATGAAAGTGTATGAATCATCAACTAATACAGATGATACATTGTTAGCTAGCTTCTATAAAAGAGGAATAACTTTATACAAAGATGGTTCGCGTTTAGGTATGATTGGAACAAATAACATTATAGGAAACGAAAGTGTTAAAGGAATTGTTTTCGATTTAAATTATAGCGGTTCATACATGGCTTGGGCATCAAAAGATGTTAACGACGATGTAAATGAATATACCATAAAATTAGCGTATGTTGGAAAAGGGAGAGGTTTTGAAAACCATGAAGAAGATGCGCTATATAGCACAGTAACGCTAGATATGCGAAACCATTACCTAAAAAATCCTATATTTAAAATCGGCGATGATATAGGCAAAAATTTGACATTCAATTTCTATCAATGCACGAGTGTAACAGACCACAAAGGTAATTTTCCAACCACACCATGTTATCTTAGATTCAAACACGGGTTAATGGTTGATGCTAAAGTGTTTCAAATAACATAGTAAAGGAGAATTGTATGGATGATGTTAAGTATGTAATGCCCGAAATGGCAGAAATAAACGAGGATGATATTACAATTAAACCTATTGTATACATAGAAGAAAATGAAAAGGAGAAAGTAAATGAAGGTTGAAATTAAAGAAGATAGACCACTACCAATAAGCTTAGAAATGTTTAATGCAAAACAAGCGATTCTAGAGAATGTGTTAACAGTTCAAAAAGAATGTGGATTACCATATTTTGTGTTAGAAGGAATTTTAGCAGATGTTCTAGTGCAAATTCAAAGTGGTGCAAACAATGAAAGAACAATTGACTTTAATAAATATATGGAAGGAATTAAAGAAGATTACGAAAAAGAATTGCAATCATTAAAAGGCGGTGAATAGTAAATGCCAAATATTCAAAATGAGATAAACCAAATTAAAAATGCGGTTTACGGAGAAGAAGTTCGTGAATCGATTATCGGAGCAATTAAAAAAGTAAATGACGATAACGAGTCTTACGAAACAATCAAAGCAGAATTAAAAGGAATAAAAACAGATTTAGATAATTCAAAAGCAACACTAGAGAGCATTAAAAGTGCAACTAATACGGCATCGACAACGAAAGCAAACCTTGACACATCCACTTCTAAAGCTACACAAGCTAAAAAAGACTTGGACAGTTCAATAACAGATGCTACAAGTGCAAAAAAAGCTTTAGACACATCGGTATCAACTGCCAATACATCTAAATCTAATTTAGATAAATCGGTAACGAGCGGTAATAATTCTAAAACAGAATTGGATAAATCTATTGAATCGGCAAAAACAAATAAAACTAACTTAGATTCATCTAATACAACGGCTACAAATACATTGAATTCTCTTAAATCAGAGAATTCAAAAGCTCAAGGATATTTGAATCAAGTAACATCAGAAAAAGCCAATCAAATTTTAAACGGAATTTCAGATGTTAAAGACTATCTAGGATTAGTCGATACACAAGTCGTTGGATTACAGGTCGATTATAAGAATCGTACATTTAAACGATTATGCGGAGCGGTTGGACTAAACAAAGGCTCGGATTTCAATAAGTTTAAAATGTATGGTGGACGTAGACGTTGTAATGTGGCGGATGATGGAACAATCAAAGCGTATTATGGCGATAGCGGATATAAAGAAGATGGTTCAAATGGGCAAGTAATGGTTTATCAACCTAAATTCTATTACAACGTCGTGCCCGTTGAAACGGAGCAAATTTCAACAACAAAAAAAGGCTACCATATGCGTAAAGCTAATTATTACGTATCGGATGTGCCAAAACCAAACTTTAAAGTGCATCCCGTGTTCTTTGACAAAAACGGAAAAGAAACGGATTATGTATTATTATCGGCTTTTGAAGGTTCGTTATACGATACATCGGCTAGTAAATATCTAGCAAACGATGAACAAGTTGCGGATTTTAGCACAGATAAATTATGTTCAATTGCGAATGTCCGTCCAACATCGGGATTATCACAAGATTTGACTAGACCAAAAACGGAACAATTAGCAAAAAATCGTGGTGACGGTTGGCATCAATTAAACATTAAGATGGCATCAATGGAACAATTACTAATGATGATTGAATTAGGGACTATGGATGTACAAAGTGCAATTGGACAAGGTGTCACAAGTATTCCCGATAATGGTTCAACATCATGTGCATCTTATACAGGTTCAACATCATCACTAGGTAATAACACAGGAATGGCGAATGCAACCAAAGACTACACAGGAACATCCCAAACCGCAAATGGTAAAGTCGCTATTTCATATCGTGGAGTTGAAAACTTCTATGGTTCTATTTGGAAGTTTGCAAGTGGAATGAATATCTATGGAAACGGAAAAATGGACGGTGGAATGGCATATATTTGCGATGATTTTACATATGCCGAAGGAAAGAACACAGACAATTATAAACCGTGCGGATTTACATTAACGCCTAAAAGTGGATTTATTTCCGCGATGGGATATAGTGAAGAATACGATTGGTTGTTCCTAGCATCTGAATGTAACGGCAATAGTGCTCTACCCGTTGGCGATTACACGTGGGTTACTGAAAACCTAAACGGTTATCGTATCACCCTATTGGGTGGGAGTTGGACTTATGGCGGTAATTCGGGAGCTTTCTGTTGGTATTTGTGTAACGGTGTCGGTTTTCGGTATCGTAATTTCGGTGGTCGCTTGTCGTATATCCCCACTATGTCATAGATTATTTAAGTATATGTTATAATATACATAGGTTAATATCATCGTGATTTACTGATTTGCAAAAATTAAATCAATCACCCAATTAGGTGGGAATTGGAATAATGGCAGTAATTCGGGAGCTTTCTATTGGAATTTGAATAACAGTGTCAGTAATCGGAATCGTAATATCAGTGGTCACTTGTAATGTGCTTTAAGAATTAATTTTTGTTTAAAACCGAATCATCAAACGGTTCGGTTTTAATATAACTGAATGATATTGACCTTGGCACTTGCCAAAACATAAAAGACCGTACTACACGGCAACAATTTAAAAGTGTATTAGTAGGCTATGTATTAGCTCGAAAGTTCGCAAAAATTGCATACGTTTTTAGAAGGATTTAGAATGAAGAGAATAGGAAATATTTATAGCAAAATTTATGATATGGAAAATTTAAGACTAGCTCACAAAAACGCTAGACGTGGAAAAGGATGGTATGAAGAAGTTAAACGTGTGGATGCAAATTTAGATTACTATTTGAACAAATTGCAAAAGCAGTTGATTAATCATACATATAAAACATCTAAATACACTACATTCATAAAACATGACAGTGGAAAAGATAGAGAAATTTACAGATTGCCATATTTCCCCGACAGAATTTGCCAATGGGCGATTTTACAAGTAATAAGTGATTACATATTAAAGAATCTAACAAGCAATACTTATTCGGCTATTCCAAACAGAGGAATACATTACGGATATAAAAAAATGCAGAAAGATATACAAAACAACAAAGAAAAATGTAAATATTGCTTAAAAATCGATGCTAGAAAATATTATCCATCAATTAATCACGACATTCTTAAATCTAAATATAGAAGCATTTTCAAAGATAAAGAATTACTTTGGTTGCTAGATGAAATAATCGACTCAACCGAAGGAGATACAGGAATTCCAATCGGTAACTATTTGTCACAATTCAGTGGCAATTTTTATTTGTCGAGTTTTGACCATTGGATTAAAGAAGAAAAACACGTCGATTCTTACCATAGATATATGGATGATATTGTAATTTTCGCAGAAACAAAAGAAGAATTATATCTTTTAAGAATTGAAATCGACAAATATTTTAGAGAAAAACTAAAACTAGAAATGAAAGGCAATTGGCAAATATTCCCCACATTTGTTAGAGGTGTTGACTTTCTAGGATATAGATTTTTTGGAGACTACACGCTATTAAGAAAATCAACTTTAAAAAGAATGAAAAGAGCACTGATACCAATTCACAAAAAAGTTAGCAAAGGAAATATGATTAATTATCATGAGTGGTGTCAAATTAATTCGTATAAAGGTTGGTTGAAATGGTGTGATAGCTTTAATTTGTATCGAAAATATATCTTGCCTTTAGAAAATGCTTGTGATTCGTATTACACGAATGTAATCAAAAGAAAGGTGTGCATAACATGAAAGATTACGGATTGCAGAAAAGTGCCGTAAAGCCGTCAGAGCGAGAGTTCACAGAAAGCAAAGTATTTGTATATACAGATATAAAAGAAGTTGTAGAAAGCTCGGAAAATGGTGATATTAACCTATTTGAATTTAATATGATTGAATATGATAAAGATGAATTTATTGAATTATTGTCAGACAAAAATAAATCATTAGAATCAGAAATCACAGAAATTCAATTAGCATTGTGTGATGTATATGAAAGGCAAGGTTAATTATGGCTAAAATTTACGCGAGTTTAATTAGAAAAGGTTTAAAGACTTTGGAGCAAGTTCCGAAGCAATTAAGAAAAGAAGTAGAAAAGCTATTAAGCGAAGGAGAACAAAATGATTAATTTTACAGAGTTAACAAAATATTTCGTATTAGTTGTATTGATTGCGTGTTTAATTGTTGGATATATTTTAAAAACATCGTTTGAAAGTTTCCCAAACAAATACATTCCTACCGTATTAGCTTTTATCGGCATGGTATTAAACTTAGCCGTTAGCGGTTTGAGTGTTGAAAGCGCCGTTTATGGTGCTTTAATGGGATTAGCTAGTACAGGAATGCATCAAGCGTTTACGCGATTTGTGGAAGGCAAAACCGAAGAAAAATAAAATAGGCAACTTGTATGGAATTTACAATTACAAGCCAACAGATACTTTGGATTTGTGGATTTATTGCATCGGTTTGGGGTGTTGTGAAAATTATTAAAGAAATTGTTAAAGAGTTTAAAAAGCCAAGTGACGATTTGAAAGAAACGGTGAATCGTCACGGTCAGTTATTAAACAACGATAACGAGAGATTGAAAGCAATTGAAGTTTTCGTTAAATTGCAAGGCGAAGTAAACAAGAAAATCGATGAGCATACTCAAACTTTAGCAGAACACAACGAAAAGCTAGAAGCAGACAAACAAAGAGGTAATTTAATGCTTAAAGCAAATATCGCAATTCTTGACGGTTTACTTTCCGAAGGTGACAAAGAGAATTTAAAAGAAACACGTAAAGAAATCCAAGAATACTTGGTAGATAAAAATTAAGGCACTACATAGTGCCTTTTTTATATAAAGAAAGGAGCTATTTAATATGGATGAATTAGCTTATGAACAATTGAATGAAGAAGCTCAAGAAGAATTGAGCAATGGATTAGAAAAGGGGGAAGATGAAGAATGTCATACTCAAGACTAACTAATAAGTACATTGTCGCAAGTCCTAACAACTATATGCGTGGACGTGGTGGCTATAAAGTATGTAAAATTACACCTCACCACATGGCTTGTCAATGGAGTGCCGAAAGATGCGCTCAATCATTCCAAGTTGAAGGACGAATGGCAAGCGCTAACTATTGTATTGGTTCAGACGGTACAATCGTATGTAACGTAGACGAAGAAAATAGAGCGTGGACATCAAGCAACTACTACAACGATTGCCAATCTATCACAATTGAAGTTGCAAATGAAACATGTGCGCCTAATTGGACAATTTCAACTAAAGCATGGAATGCATTGGTAAATCTATGTGTTGATATTTGTAAGAGATATAACTTTAGATTAAATTACACAGGAAACGCAAACGGAAGTTTGACAGAACATAGAATGTTTGCAAGTACAAGTTGCCCAGGTCCTTTCCTACACGATAGAATGAATCAATTAGCTAAAGAAGTTAACGCTAGATTAGATGGTCAAACAGTAGTACCAACACAACCTAGCGCGCCAAGCGGTGAAAAATATTCAGTAGGATTACCTATTTGCACAAATACATTAAGTACAAATTGTAATGGCACATCTAGAATTCTAAAAGGAGATTGGAGCGGAACAATCGGACGTGTAATCAAAGGTGCTAAATATCCGTATCGTGTCGATAGAAAAGGCGTAGCGATTGGATGGACAAATGACAGTGCGATTGATTCAGACCCTCACATTCCTAACAGTGGAACTCAAACGCAAGCGGTTCAAACTGTTTTAAATTGTATTCCGTCAGATTTCCACAAAGAAAACGCTACATTCTATATGGATAGAACACTTAAAATTATGAAAGCGCCAAGTGATAAAGCGGTCGATACAGGTTTTGTATATGAACGTGGTATGTCAGTACATTACGACGGATATGTAAAACGTGAAGGGTTCGTATGGATTTCATGGCTTTCGGCATCATCGGGAGAACGCCGTTGGATGAAATGCGGAATGTTAAACAATAAAGGCATTAACGCTACACCATACGGAAGATTTGCATAAAATACACACATAAAAATAAAAAAATGTACGAATAAAGGCACAATATGTTATAGAAAGCAACCTATGGTTAATTCCATAGGTTCTTTCGTATGCTATAATGGAAAAGGTTTGAGGTTAATATACATTTTGATGTTAATCTATGGAAGCCCTGTTTATACAGGGCTCTTTTTTATTTTCCTAAAAAAACTATTTACAAGCGGTATGTTGTACAAAGAATTAATC